CGTTTCTGAATCCCCTCTGGCGAAAGGGTATCTGTTTGCCGTACGGCAGCGGCGATATTCTGCTGCAGGGCGTTTGTGAAGTGGTCTTTATCTTCAAGGACCCGATTGACTGCTTTTATGGAAACGTTCTGTAATACGGTTTCGTTCACCGTGCGGTTACGGCAGGGTTCTTTTGCCGAAGTGGACTCCAACCGGCTGATGCACCGCCAGACAATGGATTTTTTACCCCGGTTGTACCAGTGAATCCGGCGGTAAAGCTCTCCACATTCCCCACAGTAGACCATCTGCGCGAATGGGTGGCTGCAGGAGAAATTTCTTTTTCTGCCGGAAGGGCTGACATACACCACACGGCGGCGGACCAGTTCTTCCTGCACCTGCATGAAGATGTCCTTCGGGATAATGGCTTCATGGTCGGCTTCCACGTAGTATTGCGGAACCGTGCCGTTATTCTTGATTCGCTTCTTGGTAAGGAAGTCGACCGTATAAGTCTTTTGAAGCAGGGCATCGCCCATGTACTTTTCGTTCATAAGACTGTCAGTTTTGATACAATGTAACGATGAAACTTTCGAGGTCAAAAAAAGTTTCATCGTGTGATTGTGGTTTCATCGTTTACGAGTGCTGTAATTTCGGTCTTTTTCGGGCATAAAATGAGCCGGGGTTTCATTTTTCCCCGGCTTAATTCATCCCGTTCAGTTTTCAGACAGTAATCTCCGTCCCGCCTTTGAAGGTAAAGATGACCTTCTTGTCTTTCATCACGGTGACGTGATCGACCAGGCTGCTCCAGAGGTTCTCGTCAAATTCGGAGACCACGCCGTCAAGGTTCTGCAGCTCTTGGATAAATTCCTCCATCTGCTTGTCGTTTGCCTTGACGGCGGCTATTCGGTCTGACAGCTCGTCATGCAGTTTCTTCTGCTCATCGTAGCGGCTGACGAGGCCGTTGTACTTCTCGGCGTAGGCATTCTGGTCCTGCGCCTTGTGCGCGTTCTCGGAAACCGCCTCCTGCACCATTTCGGCAAGCAGTGCCATCTCCGTTTCAGCTTCCGTCAGCTGCGTCTCAAGCTCCGAAGTATCGGACACCGCTTCCCGCAAAATCGTCAGGTTTTCGATGACCTCGTCCTTGTCGGAAAGCAGTTCACCCAGCGCCTTGACGAACAGCTCTTTAATCTCGTCCTCGGTCAGATGCGGCGTTTCGCACTTCTTTCCTTTGTACTTGTGGTTGCAGCGCCAGATGACCCGGCGGTACTTGTCCGTGCTGTGCCACACCTTTGAGCCGTAGTACCCGCCGCATTCTCCGCAGATAATCTTCGAGGAGAAAATGCTCACGCCGCTGTAGTGCTTGCCCTTGCGGCGCTGCACCTCGGCCTGCACCAGCTCCCATGTCCGCTTGTCGATTATTCCATCGTGGTCATCTTCAACCAGATACTGCGGAATCTCGCCGTTATTTTTAATCTGCTTTTTCGTCAGGAACGACTCGGTGTATTTCTTTTGAAGAAGGGCATTCCCGCACATTTTCTCATTTTGCAGGATGTACATGATGTTGTAGGTGTTCCACATGTCCTTGCCCATCGGGCTTTTGACGCCTTTGTCGTACAGGGTATTCGCAATGGCCTGAGCGGAATAGCCCTCAAGGAAGAGCTTGTAGATGAGCCTTATGACCTCCGCCTGCTCCGGATTGATGACCGGCTTTCCGTCCTCGCCCTTGTCGTAGCCGTAGAAGCTTTTCCAAGGCAGGCTGTAGTTGCCGTCCGCAAACGCCTTGCGTCTGCCCCAGGTGGTGTTCTCGGAAATGCTCCGGGATTCTTCCTGCGCGAGGCTCGACATGATGGTGATAAGCAATTCGCCGCGGGCGTCAAAGGTCCAGATGTTCTCCTTTTCGAAGAAAACCTCCGTGCCGTTTTCCTTCAGTTTTCGGATTGCCGTAAGTGAATCGACCGTATTCCGGGCAAATCTTGAGATGCTCTTCGTGATGATGAGGTCAATCTTTCCGGCCAGCGCATCGTCAATCATGGCGTTGAATCCGGCGCGGTGCTTGGTGGACGTTGCTGAGATGCCTTCGTCCGAGTACATCTTCACGAACTCCCAGTCGTCACGCGAGGCGATGTACTTGCTGTAGTAATCCATCTGCGCCTCGTAACTCGTCTGCTGTTCCTCGTTGTCCGTTGAAACTCGGGCATAGCCAGCGACCCGGCGCTTCTTCACAGAGCCAAGCGGCTCCGCCGTCACCCGGCTGATGGTAGCCGGGATTTTCTTTACTTTTGCCATTTAATCTTCCTCCCGTCCTTAAACTCGAATTCAAGATGATCCTTGTAAATCCGGAGTTCCTTTATTTCAGCCGTAAACTTGTCTTCGTAATTCTCCTGCCCGAGTACTTCTGCGCAGGCAGCGTCCAGTTTGCTCTTGGCGTACCACGGATTGTCGCAGGCATCCTTGCCGTTGGCGTGACGGTTGTTGCAGACGAATGTATACCGCTTTCTTCGGTTGCCCCTGTTGTAAGCTGTGTGCGGTGCCATCCTGTATCCGCACTCGCCGCAGACGACCTTTCCCAAGAAGCAGGCGCATTCCTCGCTGCGCTGTGTGTTTTTTTTCTTCCGCTCCGCTCTGAGCTTCTGCACCAGCTCGAATGTCTCAGATGAGATAATCGGCTCGTGATGATTTTCAATCCGGTACATTGCCTTTTCGCCGTGATTGTATTTTTCCTTCTTCGGCGCGTAGGTATACTGCTTGTGGAAAAGCATGGAACCGGTGTATTCCTCATTTGTCAGCACCCGTATGATTCCGGGAGTAGAGACTGGCTTGCCGCGAAGTCCGATGAAACCTTCTGCTGCAAGCTCCCTCTGAATGCAGCCGACCGTCTTGCCGTCAATGTAGTCGCTGTAGATCCGGCGGACAACTTCTGCTTCATCCTCTTTGATGATGAGGTCGTCACCCCTCCAGCGGTAGCCGAGCATGTTCTGGTGCGTATGAACGATGCCGTTCTCGTATTTCTTCTTGATCACCCACTTGATGTTCCGCGACAGGCTGCTGCTTTCAGCTTCGGCGAATGACGCGAGGATTGTAAGCATCAGCTCTCTGTCGCCCGACATGGTATTGATGTTCTCGCGTTCGAAGCGCACCTCAACGCCGATTTCTTTCAGATGCCGAACCGTATCCAGAAGGTCGACGGTATTCCGGGCAAACCGGCTGATGCTCTTGGTCAGCACAATGTCGATTTTCCCAGCGTCGCAGTCAGCGACCATTCTCTGGAATTCCTTTCTTGCGTCGACGCTCGTGCCCGTGATTCCGGCGTCCGCGTAAACGCCTGCGTATTCCCATTCCGGATTGCTCTGAATGAGATTGCTGTAGTAGCTTATCTGAGCCGAAAGGGAATGCATGAGCTGATCTGTCGCTTTAGAGACGCGAGCGTAAGCTGCGACCTTTTTCCTCGGTCTGACGGCCTGCTCCGACGCCTCAATTTTCTTGATTTTTGGCATGTTTCAGCCCTCCTTTCAGCTACCATACATCACTCTTTAGCCCCTGTAAGTCAAGCGAATGTCGGAGAATAATGTGCCGAAAACAGGCTGGTATTTCTCCTGCATTTTTGTATCAAATATGCCATACTGCTCCTCGGTGATAAGACCTTCCGAGAGCATCTTTCTGGCGTGGCTCATCGTGACTTCGTAGAGCTTTTCCCTTTTCATTTCTTCCTCCGTCAACGGTACTCACCTCCGAACCGATCCTCGATGTAGCACTCGTGGCAGCAGTATTTCCGACCGGCGCTCTCATATGCCTTGAATGGCTTATGGCAGTAGGCGCATTCATACGTCCGCATGGATTTGCGGTTCACCTCGGCGAGATGTTTGTTCCAGTATTTGCTCCGGCAGGTGTCCGAGCAGAACTTCTTCTCCTTGCGTCCGGGATTCTGTATGACCTCTTTTCCGCAGAACAGGCAGTGACGGATATCCTGCTTCTCCGCATTGGTTCGCTTTCTCATCAGTCCATTACGGCGGCAGTACGACTTCACCGTTCCTTCCGATACTCCGATTTCATTCGCAATATCAACGTAGCTGTATCCGTCGTCACGCATGGCCGCTATTTTCATTTTCTGTTCATTCGTCATCGTTTGACCTCCTAACCGTCTGAGGGTTCTCCCCTTCACCGGCTATGTAGCCAAACCGCCTGTTTTTCCGGTCGCAGAGCAAAAAAATAGGCCCACCGACAATCCCGATAAGGGAATGCCAGTGGGCTATAAGATGTGATGAGGTTATTTCACGCGAATCCGCCATCCAACCTGGATGAGATTCACGTTCTTGATAAGCGAGCTGTTCAGCTTCTGGATCGCGGACACAGACGTGCCGTATTTCTTCGCGATGCCGGAGAGCGTGTCACCTCGCTGAACCGTGTAGTAGGTTGCCGTCGTCTTCTTGGCAGCAGATCCGAGCTTCTCGTTGACCTTCGCCTGCACGGCGCTGTAGTCGTATCCGGCTGCGGTCAGGCGGTTCTTACGGTCGGAGCCGTTGCCCCATTTCCCGGCGATAACCTCTGAAGCAATCTCATCAACGGACTTCTTCGCGGTTGTGGTCGTCGTGCTGGTGGACGCGGTTCCTTTGCCGTAGCCGTTGAATCCGCCGCTCCTGATCGTCGCCGGAAAGTCGATGTAGGAGTAGTCCATATCGACGTTCCCGCCGATACCGCTGACCTTGCCTTTGGACGAATACTGCCAGATTCCGTAAGCGCCGGAGTAGCTGCACTTGCCAGACCACTGCGCCACCCAGACGGTGAAACGCTTCTTCACGGCGTCCGATACCACGGAGTTCAGGCTGGAAAGCGAGGTGTAGAAACCAGCGTAAAAACCGCGGCTCTCAAGCTCCATGCAGAATGCCGTGATGAGGCTTGAGCAGAAATCCCGTCCCTTGGAAAGCTGCGACTTCTCCTCGATGTCGAAATAGACCGGATAATCGAGCTGCTTGCCGGAGAGAACCTTGGCGCAAGCCTGCGCTTCCTGCTTCGCTCCGGCGGCGGACGTGGCGTAGCTGTACCAGTACGCTCCGACGTGAAGCCCTACGGCCTTCGCCTTGCTGTAGTTGCTGTCGAAATACTTGTCCTTGTTTCCGTTTCCGTATCCGGCGCGGATGATCACGAAATCAATGCCGGATGATTTGACCTTGGCAAAGTCGATATTGTTTCCCTGCCAGACGGATACGTCGATTCCTTTGTATGCCATTACTGTTCCTCCTTGTCGTTTCTGTCGTGAAGCTGTTCCAGCACATCTTTGAGCTTGCCGGGTATCGGCAGCCCGAGATGCGCCGCGTTCTCGGTCAGGGACAAGCCCTCATTACTGATATAGAAAAAGATGATTGCTGTTCTCAGCACGCCCTCGTGGCCGAGTACGTGGATGTCGAGAATATTGGCGATGCCGACCAGAATGAAGATCAGCACTTTGCGGCAGATGCCCTTGAATCCAACCGCGCTCGAGAGCTTCTTGTCCGCGATGGCGCAGAGCACGCCGGTGATGTAGTCGCAGACCACGAAGATGATCAGCGCGATCAGCAGTCCGTCACATCCTCCTAAGAAGTAGCCCAGCCATCCGCCGACTGCGGCGAAGATGAGCTGTATGGTGTTCCAGAATTCCTTCATCAATATGTCCCTCCTTTGATTTTGGGTAAAAATAAAGGCCGCCAGCTTTGTGCTGACAGCCTTGGAAAACTGTGTGATCTATGAAGTTATGAAGTGTCGGTCTGTTTCGGCAATGCCTCCCAGAGCCTTAAATCCTCCTGTCCGAGCGACCAGATCGCGATTCCGCGGAGTCCCCAGTGGTACGCTGCCTGATTCGCCCAGTAGACGAGCGAGTCCACGTCCTGATAGTAGAGGATGGAAAATCCGTCCGCGTCGCCGAGGAAGAGCCGCGATATCCAGATGTCGATGTCCTTCGGCGTGACCGTAATCGTATAGTCGTTTCCGCATTCGAGGTCGAGCTGCGCGGAGTGGTAGAACTCGTAGTCCATTGAAATGGAGTCGGACCTTGTCGCGGATTCCTCAATATCCGCAGTCAGCGTGAACACCTGAAACTCCTCGTCCCAGGTGACGTTGCTTCGACTGATTCTGCCGTACTGTGTAACCGAACCGTCCGGGAAGGTGACATCGAACCGCTCATAAGGCTCATAGGTCCATGCGTCGCCCATACGGAGCAGTTCACAGACTGTTCTCTGGTCGGACTGGTATCCTGCGGTTCCTCCTGAGAATCCGCTGACCGTCGTCGTGAACCTGAGCGCGTTGGACGCGCCGGAATAGACGCGCACGGTACTGCCTCTGATCCGCATTTCGATGGTGTAGGTTGTCGGATCAGTTCTCAGATCGGATGATGGCGTCTGCTGAATCGGCTGCGAGTAGCTGCCGAGCTTGGTGCTCCCGTTCCACAGCTCCACGGCCTGACTGTTGTAGTTCAGGCAGCAGAAAAGACTGCCGCAGAAGATTCCCGCCTTGCCGGTGCTTCCTGCCGGAAACGCGAGACGCGCCCGAAGGTGGATGTCCTTGAATCCGTCGTAGTTCCACGCAAACTGTCCGCTGCCGTCAAGCTGTGAATAAACGCGGTTCTCGGAATATTCATCCGAACGCCAGACCTTCCACGAGCCGGATATGATGTTCCAGTACCCGGTGTCGAGCATGCCGTAGTCCTCGAAATCCTCGTACCAGATGAGCGCGGAGTCAGGCTTGCGGCGCAGGACCTCGGTTGTGAGCTTGAAGCCCTTGTCCGGCTGGCATTCGTTCCCGTCCACGTCGATAAAGTGGCGCGGAGAAAGCATGAATGAAGCAGCTCCGGCGGACGGTTCCTCACTGAAAGTAGAACAGACACGGAACCCGTAGAACTGCACGCCTTTCACATCAACTGAAACCGTGATTGTGTGTGTTCCGACTGACAGAGATATACCATCGGCAAGACTTGCCCAGAAGGTACTGCGCCAGTACGGCCACCAGAGCCGCGACTCGGTGAAATGCTTCTGCGTTCCGTCAATCGACACATAGATGCCGTTCTTGTCCCAGAAGGGATAGCAGAGCCGGACGGCGATATCATAGGTTCCAGCACTTGAAACCGAAAAGCTGTAGGTTGCTTCGCCCTTGTCGCCCATGACCGCGATGCCGTTCTCTGAGGAGACAATGCCAGTGTAGCTATCCGGCGTTCCGTCATGATCCACGTAAATCGTGCCAAACGACGTCTTCTGCGTTTTGCTGTAGGCGGTGAGGTACCTGCGCCGGTTGTATGTTCCGTCCATCAGCGGATAGTCGTAGCTCGAAGCGTCCTGCCCTTCCGCAAAGTCGTAGACCTGAGGAAAGGCGTAAGGCACATTGTTGTAGTCGTCCCAGTACGCGAGGATCTCTTGCCGAGGTTCTCCGGCGTATCGTAAATCTGCCAGTTCCAGCCGTAAGCCGGAAGTCCCATGAACACCTTGTCCGGCTTCATCGCGGTGACCACGTAATCGTATATGCCGTCAAGCCAGTCCTTCGGAGAGACAGGCCCCGGAGCGCTTCCGGCCCACGCCATTCCATAACTCATTATGGCCGCGGTATTGCAGTATGGGTTCAGGTCGGCATATACGCACCAGTTCTCTCCGCCGACCGAGCCGTTGACAGAGTTCATTCCGGGAAGACAGATGTTGACCTTCTTCGAAGAATCGTAGTCTTTGACTGCGTTCCAGATGTTGCGGAACATGGCTGTGGATTTTGCGTGCGTGGAGTAATCGCCACCTCGCTCAAGGTCGATGTCGACTCCAGCGCACCACGGATACTTCTCCATGATCCGCACCAGCTCGGTGAGGAACTTATCCTGCGCTCCGTCGGTATTCTCCCGGAGAGCTGTGAAGACGCTTGATGTGCCGTCGTTGCGGACCGTTAGCAGCCATGTGATGTGCGGATACTTATTGATATACGTCAGCATGTCGCTGATGGCCACGCCGGATTCGGTTATCGTTCCGGTCGCGTCGACCTTAAAAGAAAAGAGACCTACCTGCGAGAGGCGGTCTCCGTAATTCTTCAGCGCGGTGTACATGCGGGCATTTCCCATGAACGTCCAGACCATGCACTTGCGGCCTTTGAGAATATCCAGACTCATATCACATCACCATCCTCCATCTCCTGAAACTCCACATACAGCCGTGCCGACTTCTTCTCCTCGACAGTCACCGGGTGCTTGCTGTCGCCCGCGGCGGAGTACTGGAAGAAGCCGTCTTTGTTTGTGGCAGTTCCGTTTTTCAGGCACTTTCGGCTTGAAGCGAGAATGTCAAGTTCGTCGCCAGCTTTCGCGGAATCCGTGAATGTTGCCTTGTGCGCTCCGGCACCGAGGGCAAGTGAAACGCTCCCGGCTTTCATGTTTTGATTCGGATAAATCTTCCAGTCAAGTCCGGTCGATGTCTTGCCGAGGTTGAAGATGATGCAGGTCGCGCTGCCGCGTACGATGCCGTTGAAGAACCGTTTTCCCGTGACTGCGTATTCGTCGCCGGTAGCGTACTTCTTTTGCGTTGTCTCGGTGTTAACGACATACCCGGACAGCATTGCGCCTTCCTGCAGCATGAGGTCGGTGAACCAGACGGTTCCAGTGCAGTTGGCGACCATCAGCTTGACAGTGACGCTGACAACTCGTTTCTTTTCCTTCTTATCAATCGTTTCTGTAAAGCGTGTGAATATCAGCATATCAGTCACCGTCCTGCGTCCACTGAATCTCTGAAACGTGTCCCACCCAGCCGGTCGCAATGGAGCCGCCCTGCAGGAACATGTCGGTTATGTATATCGTGCCTGTGCAGTCGGTCACGCAGACGCGAATGCGGATCTTCTTGACTCGCCCGTTCTGAGGGCTGACCGCTTGTGCAACATGAGTAAAACTCGCCATAGCAGCCTCCTTAAATCAGATCGATGAACCGCGTCTCGGTCGTGCCGTCCTCATACTCGAAGGTCACCTCTACGCCGACCTGTCCGTTGTCGCCCATCTTGAGATCATCGGACGCGATCTGGCAGGAGAAGGTGTAGCTGTCGCGGTTTGCCGGAGTGACGGTCTGCGTCAGGCTTTTCGTCGTATTGAGCGCTCCTTCGCACTTGAAGGATGCCGTGCCGGATACGCCGTTTTCAGTATCGACTTCAAAACCGGAGTTCTCCCAGTAGTTGAGACCTGAATCCGCGCGGGAATTGCGCAGGTGGTTGAACGGCACGAGGTCTTTCATCTCCTGGCTGTCGACGAGGTCAGCGCCGGAGAGCATGTCCGCTGCGGCGTCCCACTGCGAGGAGGAGTCGCCGAGTTCCCTGAGTGTGGTGGACAGCTCCAGAACAGTATTCCACGGCTCGAGCAGGTTGTATTCCCGGCGGACGATGCGCGTCTTGACGCTGATGTTCAGTTCATCGTCTTTTACCGTCACGATGTCGCCGAGCTTCCAGCTTTCGTGTTCATAGCCTGTCAGCACAGACAAATCCATCGCGTTCAGCACATAGGAAATCCTCGGCGCGGCGTAATCCGCAAGCCGCATCTCGGCGTACTCCAGCATCTGATACGGATTCGTGAAGTTCGAGCAATCCAGAGTAGAAACTCTTATCTCGTTCGTGTAGGTCGTGTCCTCCACATATTCCTTGCCGTCGTTGATGGACGCGAACGTCATGCCGTCCTTGCCGTAGGCATAGAGCCGGGTGATAAGGCTCTGCGTGTCGATCACGCGCTTGATGGACTTCATGTTCTTCTTGTAGCAGAACAGCGCTCCGGAGTCCGTGCCGCTGAACGTCAGCAGGCTCACGGTCTTGTTGGCGTTGTCGAAAATCAGATCGCCGCCATGCAGGTCCTGCACTTTCCGCAGAATCGCCAGAGCGTTCTTCTCCTGACAAGTCCATGTACGCTTGGTGCGCTTATTGACGGTTCCGACCGTCCAGCCGGTGTCCTGCAGTGCGTACGCCATCGGCACGTCAGCGGTATCCGCGTTGAAGGTGATCTCGGCTTTCTTGGTCGAGAATCCAAGGTCATAGAAGGCAGCCTCGGCGTACACGGAGGTGATGGCGGTACCCTGCTCGTTCTTCTCGTCCGTGATCGTGCGGATGCGGTAGGTGTC